ATGTACACGTTGTTGTGCTTTTAAAAATTCATGTGCTTGGTCGTATTCAAACGGCTTGTAAAATAAGCGCTTATCTGTGATCATATTATTTAAACGAGTTAATAGTTGAAGTTAATAATGGTTTTTGCTGCATTCCGACAAGACGTTTTACTTCCTGTCCGTCTTTTTCAATAACGATAGTAGGAACACCTCTTACATTGTATTTAATTGCTAATGTTGATTCAGCATCTACATCAACATCTTGGAATGAAACACCAGATACTTCTGACTTAACTTGATCAAATATGGGGGAAAGTTGCTTACAAGGTCCACACCAAGAAGCAGAAAATTTAAGTACTTTTAACATAGATTTTATTTTAATTTTTATAGGTGCTACAATAAATACAATATATACTAAATATAATTAAGAAGGAGTCGCAAGTTCAAAAAACTTCTTTCGTAGATAATCTTTATCATCGTGATCAAAGTCTTGTTTAGTTCTTTGTGGAGATTGTTGTGGAGAATCCGACTCTTCATCTTCAATATATTCACCCGTAATGCGAGTTATACCTGTAGATCCTTCAAAATCACAGTTGAATGTAATACCATCTGTACCATAACGATTTTTAATAATATGCCAACGAGAAGTATTATCTACTTTATCTTTACGTAAACGTGATGTTGAAATAATAATATCACCAATCATGATTTTGTCATACGATCCAGCAGCTTTGTCACCTTCTACTACTTTATCAGCAGCACCTGAACGATTTACTTGTGATGGCGATACAATTGGTATACCTAATTCCTTAGCTAGTCCTTTAGCATCTGTGTAGATATCATCTAAATCATCTTTGCGTTCATTTCTGGCGCGTTGACGATTTTTTAATAAATCTAAATAATCAATAAAGATAACATCGGGTCTAAAATTATGTTGATTCCATAATTGATCCAAATGGCGCTCAATATCATCTAATGATGCACGTTTTGGTGGGTATTCTTTAATAATTAATTTACCTGCTAGTCCTTTAGTCGCATCTTCAATTTTAACTCGATGTAATGGTAGTTGATCAACTGGAATTCCTAATAAATTAGCATCAAAACGTTGCCCGACATATCCTTCACCTAATTCTAATGTGTAGTATACTACTTTACCACCTAATTTAGCAGCTTCTAATGCCATCGAAATAGCAGCCCATGATTTACCAGAACCAGGTCCTCCAAAGAATATAATTAAATCACCTTTACCATAACCACCTTGCGTAATTGAATTAATCTGTGGCCAAGGTGTGGGAATAACACGTCTATCATCTGGTCTATAACGTGCTTCTACATCTAATTCATAATCGTGTCCTGTATTTTTTTCTTGTGATGTAACAATTGCTTTAGAAATTAATGAGCGTATCGATTCATAATCACCATCATTTAATAAATCAACAGATGTCATAATTGCTTTCTTCATCTGTTGGTTTTGGCAGAATTTTAGGAATTCCTGCTCGATATATTCTTTATCGTGTGCGCTGTCTGCCATTTTATAGGCTTCCTTTAATTCCTCAATAACAGCAATCTTTAATACATCATTATCTTCTTTTTTTACTTCGATCTGAAGTGCCTCCATTGTAGGAGTAGTATGAAATTCGTCGAAGTATTTATTTAATTTAGTTACAATCCATTTTCTGGCTGTATTTTCAAAATAATCATCTGTAACTGAATCCGATACATCTACTAGAAATTTCCTATCCGTTAGAAGCAAACCTAGTACTTTGGTTTGAAACGAATTCCCGTACTTATCTAAACTATCTAGTGCTGTCATTTATAACCTTTATTTATAACTTTTATTGCTTCCAATCTAACGAAGAAAAATTTTCTATCAACCACCCTTGCCAATTTACCCGCTCATTTAATTGATCATCCTCCGTCATTTCAATGAAATTCCCTATGTTCAGTGATGGTGGTGCATTTTCAACGGCATCATCAACGATGCGCTTATCCTCGTCGTCTATGTTCGGATCTTTTAATGACATTAATTGATAATTAATACCTAATTGGCGTTCAAATTGAATGATTTTAGTATATAATTGATTTTTATCTTCATTCAATTTTGCTTTATTTAACATATAATCTAAATCAATAGGAGTAGACTCCATTAATTCAGGATATAACTTAAATACTTTTTTAGGACCTAATCCCTGTATTCCAGGAACGTTATCGCCAGAATCCCCCAATAACATTTTGTAATTGATAAAATTATTTGGATGTACAAAATATTCTTCTAATACATCATCAGCTCGGTATGTTTTCTTCTTAGTTGGTGAGTATATTTCTGTTTTATCTGATACTAATTGTAGGAAATCCTTATCAGCAGACATAATCGTTACTTTATCTGTTTCGGGGTCTGCTTCAAATTTTTTAACTAAATACCCCATTACATCATCTGCTTCAATTTTAGGAATACAAATCATCGATACGGGTAATTGAGTGCAGTATTCGATTAATCGTCCCATTTGATTAGCCATTGATTCGCTTTCTTCCTTTTTATCGCCGAATACTTTCCAATTAGTTACTTTAATATTAGTACGATTTGCTTTATAATCAGAATATAGATATTTTTTATTAGTGGCATTGCCTTGTCCATCAAATACTAAAATAACCCTAGTCGGTTGGTATAGCTTAATAGCATAACCAACCGATTTTAGGAAGCCAACAAGACCACCTACATGGTGGCCGTTGGGGTTTAAATGTTGAATAATAGCAAATGAACGTAGGAATGTATTCATTGAATCTACAACAAGTACTCTAGCATTTTTTGAATTATTCTTATCTGCGCTTAATTCAGAAAATAATTTATTTAGGAATTCTTTATTCATTATCTAGTTCATCATCAATAGAAATTGTTGGGGCAATATTTTTGCCTTCATCCCACTCACTACTATCTTCAGTAATTTGTAGATCATCTACATCTGTTAATCCATTGAACCACTCACGTGCGTGTTCTTTCTTGTATTTAGCAATCGCATTTGGTGTATCGCTAATGAAACCATGTGGAGTAACAATAATAGTAGATGCAGTTGCTACGCCACAATCAGCATGAATTTTATCAATTGCTATTTTAGTACGTTTAGCAAATTCTACTGATTTGCCGTCTTTAACGGCTTTGATTTTTGATGTACCTGAATTAGTTACATTACCATAAGTAATAACAACTGCAGCATCCCAATACATCGTATCTCCACCTTTATTAGTACGTTTAGGTTGTGCCATTGGCATCATAGCCGGCTGGACACCTGTCTTGTTAATAACAAAGAATGTATTCGTGTATGGATATTTTTCCTTACGTGATAGTGGAAATTGCTGATTGATAAAGTTACCAAATTGAGTAGCCATCGCACCTGCATTCCACATTGGATTGTTTTTGCCTTGATCTACACTCATTTGACATGGAAGTGATCCAACTGAATCCCATAGAAATAATAAATCGTATGGTAAACGTCCTTTTGCTTGCTCGTTTAAAATATCTGAAATAAATGCGGCTACATCTTCAATACAACCGATAGAGCCTCTATCAATGTAAAGAAAAAAACCATCATAATCAATTACTTCACCTGTATCTTCATCTGGAATAGCGGTTAATTCTAATCCCATTTTTTGTGCATGAGAGAAGTCCCATTTCATTTCTGAAATAATAAATACAGGTAATATGCCCATTTTCTGAGCAGTAACAGCAGTTTCAATAAGTAAAGTTGTTTTACCTGTATCAGAACCTCCACGCGCAATCGTAATTTGTCCCATTGGCACACCAGGAATAGAAAGTGCGTCTTTTACTGCTGGAGTAAATGGGATCCATTTTTGTTCTTTAAATTTAGTAGTCTGATCTAAGTATTTGGATTTCTTAAATGCAGATAAGTTAAATTTAGACTTGTCACCCAAAATATGGGTGACAGTCTCGGATGGTGATTTTTTAGCCATTATTGAAATAATTCGTCGAATTTATCTGATGAGTTTGTGTTCAAAGAGAACGCTGATTTTTCTTGCTCTGTTACTTGATTATCATTAACCCAATCTGATTGTACTGCGGGTAATGGGTCTGCAGGTGTTGGAGCAGGAGCAGCAGGTGCTGCTTGTTCTTCTTCAGCTTCTGGATTTAACCATTTAGCTAATAATTCCTTAATATCATTGTATTCGCGTTTGCGATTAATAGTCATGATATCAGGTTGTTCTTCTAGCCACTTATTAATCTGATTAATATCTTCAGAAATTGGTGACGCTTTTGGACGAGGACGTAATGTACAGCTAACTACCTTACGACCAGCAACTTCTGCTGCTACTGCATCGATTTTAAAATCAAATCCTTCTTGGATATCAGTAAAATCACCATAATCTTCATCAGCAGCAAATCCTAGTAATGATTTGTATACTTCCTTACCGAATTCCCATAAACGAACTCCTAAATGTTCTTCGCCACGAACAACAACAGGAACAAATACACGCATTTTTGGATCTAACTTCTTAGCTAATGCCCAGTTGTCGCGATCTTTTGATTGACGTAATTTTGCTGCAAATTCCATGATTGGATCTGCTTCTCCAAAGTTGTTTAGAGCTAAAACCGGACCTTTAGCGAATCCATAATGGAAATATACTTCCTTAAATGGGTTTTGCTTATTTGATTTTGCGGGTACGATGCGAATCGTATAATTGCCTACCTGAGGCTTCCAGAACACTTTCGTGTAGTCGATTTTTTCGTAAGTCTTACCACCACTGTTTTTGGGTGCGTTAAGATTACCTAATTTTTGCTTTAACAAAGCTAAATCCATAATATAACTATTTAAGTTTTAAAAATTGTACTCAGTAAATGTAATTGAGAAATCCTACAGATTAATTATCTTATGGATTTTTGTTTGAATGATATTTAAATCATTACTTTGAATTAATAAGATTGAATTTTTATAATCCAACCAGGTAATACGGAAATTAGTATCTAATATACCGTTGTTTAAAGACTTTATTAATGCATTTAATGCATTTATTGTATATAACGTATTTGACTCTTTTTTACGGTGTAATAATATAGTATTAGGCAACACTGATTGTTGCTCCATATTGAATGTATCTATATTATAAGTACAGACATATTCTTCAGTCGACAGCGATTCTAATACAAATATTTTAGAATATAAAATAGTATATTTAGTCGTTAAAGTATTTAGAGTATTATCTAATTCTTCAGGAGCCGTGAATGTGCAGAATAGCTTATTAGCCATTAAAAATGTATTATTAAATAAATCGTAACTTAAGTCCAACATAAATATACGGTTTATTTTATTTCTGCGTAGTTGTGTCCAGTTTTCGTGGAGTAATTAAATTTTAGTAGCGAAGTTATGCTATTCAATAAATTCTCCGACGAATCGTAATCAAGCAATATGGAATCGTATGTGTATAATATAATTTTTGTTTTCTTATCTTTAAGGAAATTTATTACTGCGGAAAATTGCACTACATTAAATATCGTTTCGGTGTTTTGAACAATATAATTAAGTAGTTTTTGTGGTGTTGGATTTTCAATCATTTGCTTGGTGAAACATTTGCCGAATTGTGTACCAACTGTGCTATTATTAATCCACAATCGATTTGTGTAATCATTTACTTGAGAAAAGAACGGCTTATCTTGGAACTCCTTTCTAACACCGCCATATAACTGCTGGAATACTAATTCCTTAATTGTTTCGGGTGTTGATCCTGGAAATTCATTAGCTAATTGATCATATATGTTTCCTGTAAATTCATACCCAGCTAATTTAGCTATAATAGTTGGGTGATATGCTTTAAAGTCAATTTCAACTAATGTATCGTTTTCTGGGATGAATGCGGCACGTTCTCCATTTGTTTTATTTAAAGCTGCAAAATTAATACCATTAAATGCATTTGATGGTCTACCCGTTAATGTATTTAAATTATATTGTGTGTATATTTTACCTTTAGATACTGAAAATTTAGGATTGGGTAATGTTTTAAAATGCTCAATAAATGGTTCCTTTGATAATTTAATACCTTGTTTTTCAATATTATAAAATAACGGAGCAACGTAGTGATTTAAAAATGCGTATGGCTCTAAATCTTCACTAATCTTATTTATAGTTTGCTCAATATGATCATATATATTTTCATATTTTTCATAATGTTTTGCTATAGGAATTAATGTAGATGGTGATTCAGTATAGTATTTACGTTTAAAGTCTGTTTCAACTTTTGATTCGTATTGTTCAATATTAATTTCTTGAAAATGTTGATATGAATTAATCAGTTGCACATCAATTAATTGAGGAGACAACGTAGGGAAATGGTGTAACACCGCTTTCTTATCTA